ACCTATATAGTGCAGGTGATGAACATCAAGCCTCATTACCCACAATTCATGCAATGGAAAAACTATTTCCTAAGATGGATCTTATGGATAGTAATCATGGTTCGTTAGTCTATCGTAGACAAAAGGCTAGTGGTCTGCCAAGAGCTGCCATGAAGTCTTACAATGAGTTCTTACAAGTAGGGCCTGGTTGGGTATGGCACGATGATCTCCTTATCACGATGTCAAATAGTCAACAGGTTTACTTCTGTCATGGCAAAGCTGCCAACGTCTTAAAAGTGGCACAGCAATATGGTTGTCCAACCGTACAAGGTCATTATCATTCCTCTTACGGCATATCGTTTTGGGGAAATCCTAGTAGTCTCAACTGGGGTATGCAGGTCGGCTGTCTTATAGATGCCAAATCATTGGCGTTTGAATATTGCAAAACACAAAAATCAAGACCGATTATTGGTTGTGGTATCATCATCGATGGTTTACCAAAATTATTACCTATGGTCTTGTCAAAAGGCGGTAGATGGAATAAAGTGTGTCCATGAGTGCTTTTGATGAACAAGTTGGCGGTGAACATTATTTAGCATGGCCGATACAGTTAATGGAATTTTTTATAAAAAACAAAGTAGGTAAAGCTGAAGGCGATGCCATACAGTATATTTTAAGACAAAAAGGCTCACGTATTGAAAACCTTGACAAAGCAATACACGTATTGCAAATGTTAAAAGAAATAGAAAATGAATAACGTGGCACGATTTAAAGTACCTGACAGAATGTATTCTGCGAATGTAAGAATGATAGTGGATGATAACCCACTTAATGCAATTCTTGATTACGTTTTAGATGAAGAGGGTATTACACCTGTAGCAGTATGGGTTAAAACAAAAAAATCAGAATCAACACTAGACCGAGAGTTACGGAGTTCAGGTAAAGCAGTATCACTGTTACTGCAGTTTGGCTGTCCGCTAAAAGAGATTTCAGACACCTTTACTAGAGATAGTATTATAGGTTCAGTCGTTTGGTATATAAATAAAAACATCGAAGATATTCTTGCAGGAAATCAAGTTGAAAAGACTCCGATGTTATCTACCCAACCAACAGGTTATACAATTAAATAGGAGGCACTAATGCCATTTGAAATGATTACCATGCTCGGTAGTACCTTGCTTGGTGGAGTTATGACTATATGGTCACAGTCTATCAAAGCAAAACAAGCAGAGCAAAAGATGTTATTAGCAAGAGCTGATAAACAAGCAGAGATATTTAAAGAAGCTAGAGAATATGAGAATCCTGGTTTCCAATGGACTAGACGTATTATCGCCTTAACGGCAGTATTTGCTATTGTGGTCTTACCAAAGATCCTACCATTAGTAACCCCCGATGCTCACGTGATTGTGGGTTATACCGAATGGAAACCTGGTTTCTTATTCTTTGAAGGCAAAGATGTTATGCAATGGGTACCAATGGCACATAAAGGTATCGTTATAACCCCATTAGATACTAACCTCGTATCAGCTATTATTGGCTTATACTTCGGCGGATCATTAGTTAAAAAATAATGTTCTTTGTTATAACCATCATGCTAACATTTAGTGGTGGCGAGCAATTTACTAGAGAGTATAAACTAAAAACATTTAACGATACTTGGGCGTGTTGGGAATTCATCACTAATAATAAAGTTGAGTTGTTAGCTCCACACCTTATTGAGTATGGTGATGACATGACAGGTTTTGAATTTTACTGCGAAAGCAGATACGGGGAAGAAGTATGATAAGAAGTATAGGTATAGCTATAGTTATCACAGTAGGTATGTTGTGGGCTTTTAGTGCATTAATGGATTCTGCTTTGGCAGATGTAACTGGTGCAGGATCAACCACTAACACACAGTCTACTTCTGGTAGTTCTGCAACCAATACTGCTATCACTGGTGGCTATCACAGTGAGGCAACTACTAACTTTCAATCAGGATCATCTTCTAACACAACTACTAACAACGAAACAACCAACAACGCATACACTGGTGATCAACGTGTCGTGCCTAGTTCTGCTGCACCTAGCTTATCTAATATGTCACAAGACGTATGTAGTATAGCGGTAGTAGGTGGCATACAAAAGTTTGGTCTTGGCATATCTGCTGGTACAAGTAAACGTGATATAAATTGTGAAAGACTTAAACTTGCAAAAGCTCTTCATGACATGAATATGCGTGTGGCCAGTATAGCTTTACTATGTCAAAACCCAATGGTGTTTGAAGCTATGGCTCATGCTGGTACAAGTTGTCCGTTTTTAGGAGCTATAGGTACTGACGCTGAAGCTAAATGGAAAGAATATCCACAACTTAGACCTGATTACGAAGAATATACCAAGAACTTAAAGTACACGACAAGAATAGACGATCAAAAAATAATAGACCTGGAGCAAGAAGAAGATGAGACAGTCATTAATTATTCTGGCGGTACTGTTCAGCTCGGTAGCGAGTAAAGCAACAGACGTAGTTTTACCCGACACTCCCAACGTAGGTGACACCACTACTATCACTACCGTTACTTCAGGTAATCCTGTAACGACAGGTAATTTAATATCACAAGACTTTGATGATGGTACTTGGAACGGGACTATATTTCCTGACAACTCAGACCTTAATCACTCAACTTGGTTGACTGGTAAAGAAAACACTTACGCAGAGACAGTCATAAACTCGACAGACTATTTGACGTTAGAAGAAATGAAACAAGGTTTTACTTCTAATTTTACTGCTGACATAAGGTGGTGGAACTCAGTTGAGTCTATCGTTACAATGTCACAAACTGCATCCAACGGTGTTGACACTACTACCCAAAGTACAACCTTTGTCGATACTACCAATCATAATTATCAGTTAAATAATTACGGTAATACTTTAATTATGAACGCTGATCCTAATATGACGCACGGTACTATGACGTATCGTTTTGATTTTGACATTACCAACAATAATCAAGCAAGTTATAACGGTGGTCATGCTGGAGTTGATGTGACCAACCCAATGGCAACAGTTAATTACACATCTTTGTCCAGTACCACTGTCACGACAATAGAGTATTGTTGGCAAAAGGTGCCAAGCACTTGTCCTGCTACAGAAGAATTAGCAGCAGTAGAAGAAGTTATCCAAAACATACCTGAAGATTTTTATATCCCTGAAGAATTTGTGGTGTATGCCATACCTGAAACTATCACTTACTTTGTGCCTGAAGAAATAGAATTAGAAAATGACTTTGAGCCTGTAATATATGAGTTACCTCCAATGGAGATCAGTATGGATGATATGCAGATTGAAAGTATTGAAGTAGAAGTGATGTCAATGGATGCCACTGATATGATGCCTAACTTCGAAAACATAGAAGTATTTGACCAAGAACTAAGTATGCCTGAGACTGACTACTTTGATATTGGTATGCCAAGTGATATGGAGATGTTTGAAGTAGCACCAATGAGTACAGAAGAACTTGTTGAGATGTTTACTGACGAGCCTGAGTTTATTGAAGAACCCATGGATGAGCCTGTTATGGAGATTGTGACAGAAAAACCACCTATGGAAGAAACTCCAATCGAAGATATTAAAGAACCTCTTATGATGGCATCGGCTGAATCTGAACCCATCATAGAAGAAAAACCCATGCAAGAAGTTGTAATGGAAGAAGCGATAGATGAACAAATTGAAGAACAACCCAGTAGCGAAGAACTTGTTGCAGACGAACCAGTATCAGAGCCAAAGACTACCGAACAAGAAGAAGTTGTCGAGAAACCAGTTGAAACAAAGATTGAGTCAAAGCCTGACGCAACAGTGGAAGAAGATATAACTACTGAAAAACCTAAAATAAATATAGCTAACATAGAACGAGTTATTAAAGAACAAGTGACTAGTAAAATACAACAGGTCACTGCAACCTTAGATGTAGTCAATGCTATTTTAAGTAAAGAGATGACTGCTAATCAACCTGACTTGTCATCTTACACGGCACTTAACAATGCTATGATTGATAACCGTCAACTACCTGGTGGCAATCCTGCGTTCTTTGACCAAGTTGCACTAGTAGGTTATGACAAAACTATTTATCAAAATCAAATATCAATGGCAACGATAGATCCAGTGGCCCAACACGAAGTCAAAATGGATGTTGCTAGAGACAAAACTAACAAAGCATATAGAAAATTAAAGGAGCTTATTGATGCAAGGAATGGTATCTAAATTACAAACTATTGGAATGTTAATCGCACTCGTATCTGCCATTGGTGGTGGGTTCTATACTTGGGGTACGTTTAACCAAAGACTAGACGTTATTGAGGATAAAGAGTTTGTAGTAAATCAAGAAGTAGATTTAACTGAAGTTTATAAAGCTATTGAAGAACTAAGAGGTGACATCAAGATTAATGGAGCTGCCTTAGATTACTTAGAAGCAAGGCTAGAAGAATTTAAGACAGCTCAATCTAATCCGTTATTAAATTAATTTTTAACAATCATTATTATCAACTTGAACAATCTCATATTCAGATTGTTCATACGCTTCCATATAAAGTTCGTCTTTAGCTTTCTTTTTATTAAACCAAGCAGTTAATTGCTGTGAGCAATGTTCCTTAGTTTTTTGCTTATCATTACCCATTGCGAGAGCTTTGACTTGACCGCTTGGGTTTTTAGCAACAAAAGTAAATTTATACATTTTTATACTCCTTTAGTTATTATTTATAAAAAGATTATCTTACATAATTGTGGCAACATTGTGTCCAAATTAAAATTTTTTTTTGGGTTGTTATCTCATAAATCTTTTTAGCATTTCGGTTGGATCAACCCCATCACTGGCTAAGACTTGCTGATAGAGTTTATAAACAAAATCACCGTGTAAGTTAGCCAATGAGCATACAACCTTAAAATCTTCATCTTGTTTCTCAAACCACATACGAGCTTCTAAACAGTTATGATAATCTTTTAGTCGTGCTTGAGATAGCTTATAGCCATGACTATCGGTGATGTCGTATTTATTTGGCCCAGTCTTTTTCGGTGAGTAGTGTATTTGGGTGTCGTTAAAATCTAATTTAGCGTCATGTACTGACTGCATGATAACACTAACCCATAGTAAGACTTCGCCTGTAAGATTGAATGACTGTTCAATCGGTTCCACAAATCAGACAGATTGTCTTTTGTTGGCACTTATAGTTTGCCATAACTGACAGATCAGTTTGTTGTGATCCATTTTATATTCTAATTGTAGATACCGTTGTTCGGCTGCTCGTAATGCCGATAGATGCGTTATGTACTTTTGATGAGCTAGAGCTTCTATCTCTCTGGCCGACACACTCATATTAGAACTGACTTGTGACATCAACTCAGCTTTTATAGTTTTACTAAAACGATCTAAGTCGTGATAGTCAGCCTTGGCTTTCGCCATATCATCTTCATTGGTAATCATCCAATCAAGAGCAGATTGTACTTGTTGTTCTGTAATCATATTTGATACTCCCATCTTATTTTTTTTGAATTTGATTGTAATTTGTTTCTTTTTCTTGTTTTTGTATTCCATTCAAGCAAAGGTACCTCACTAGCAACAAACCAATTACTTGCCTTATATATAGTACCATTATGAACATCCTTATCTTGATATGATATAAGGCGAGTTATATCTTCAAATTTAATTTTTATTTCTTTAATCATTTTAGATATAGTAAAAGATGCCGTATTCTTTGGACATACATTTGATAAAGCCATTCTTCTTAATTCCAACATAGATGAACTTTTTTTAAATCTATTTGAAGCAACAGGACTAGACCAAATACCAACTCCAATTATTGCTTCTTTATATTTAAAAACATAGCAAACATAATGTTTACTTCTAACTACATTTGACCAATGTAATTTGGGTAATCTACTGTGCCATATTTCATTTAACATACACGCAATTTGAGCTCTGGTTTCCTCTATTTTAATATCTTTGACAGAATCAATCATTAATACTCCAATTCGTAATCGTTTTTGTTTATCTCGTAGACATTAACTTTCTTACCCTCGCAAAAAATATTAATGACAACTTCTAACGCAGACTGATTTTTTTCACTCTGATGTTTCTGTTGTAAAATACGATACTCTAATTCTCTTTTATTGAGAAGTCTTTTGTTCACTTTTTGTTCTGGCTTTGTTGCCTGTTGTTTCGCTAAATGTTCTTTATCCATATATTCCTCATGGTGAGTTTCTAATTCACCAAAAGGAATACGATAGAGCTTGACACTAGGATTTGATTTTAACGGAGTAAGGGGATATTTCTCCGCAAAGGCTTTGGTACATACCTTGTACCCATCCCATAACTTGCTGCCACTCTTTCTACGGTAGTCACAGTACACATGGATAACATTGGATTGCCGAAATAGGTAACTGCCTAATCCGACAACCCAACTACCTCCTGACCATTGGGGAAACTTAAGATGAAAGTCCCTTGCCATTATACTCTCTGTTATCAACTATTACTATCATAAGAGGTCGTAAATAACCACGTTCAGGCATTACACCATCATCGGTAGCCATTTTAAAACCATTTAGATGATCTGTTTTAATCAAAAACCTTATTTGTACTCGGTCTTTTGGCTTATGATATTTATTGCACCAAAAATATTTATGAAAATATTTTGTATTAGTTCCACTTGGTAATAAAAATACAGTCATGCATTTTGAATTAAAGGCTTTGGCAACAAACTTTGGTATGCTTGAGTTGTACATAGGATGACAATAAACTATTTCATTATCCCAATTTTGGTCTAAAGCTGACCTCTCTTTTGTCCAATATTTATCAACTAAATGATTTTTATCAGAGGCACAAGCATCCACAGTAAATTGAAACTCTTGTGATAACTCATGCCATATTTCTTGCGGTGTGCGAATGTACTCCATTTTTAAAAACTTTTTTTTACCGTAAGTCTCATACGCACTTTGTTTTTTATCTAGTAAATTGTGATGTACCATCTTTATACTCTTTCAGTTTAGAATTATTCTCAACTGCGTCATCAAATCGTTTACCTATTGACGCTAGGTTTTCTTTCATATCTTTAATTGACTCAATCAAAGACTGGATCTCACTATTTATATTAGAATGGGGTGTCATCGTTTTCATCCTTTCTGTAGTAGTTTAGAGCTTCATCACAATACGAACTTATTTGTTCACTACTTCGACCAGATGTTACACCTCTAGTCCATATACCAATAACCAACATACCTTCTTCTCTAGTATAACCACTAGTGCTTTCGGTAGGTTTAGCTTTTGGTGTGTAAGTTGGCGTACTTACTGTCGGTGGTGGTACGGCTGGTTCTGGATCTTGGTTCATAGCTTCACCGATACGCATAAACTTAGTAGCTGCAATATAGGCTCCTGCCTTACCACTTTTAGTCATACCTTCAACTTGCACGATATCATCTTTTGCAAATTCAGATAGATTAGCATTGGAATAGGCTTTATGTTCCTGGCCCTCTGCGTCATTGATAACGGTAAACCAATTATGTTTACCATCAACTCCGTAATCTTTTATTACTTTTATTTCACCTGTTACTGTTGTCATATACTCTCCTTGAGTTTTATTAGTTGTTCGCTAGGATCATAATTTTTTAATAGCTTCCAATAAGTCAGTAGACTATTAAACATAGCAAGATGTCTTGCATGAGTGTCAGGATCCCAACGATGACTGACAATCAATTCCGTATTACTTCTATCAATAAAAATACTCATTCGTTCTGGTTTGACAACACCTATGCCTAAAGCATAACTGCTTAACTGCATACCATGTTCGTCATAAACTAAACTACTAGCTTTCTTACCCTCAATATTATCTTTAGTTTTAAAATCTATAAAAATACCAGACTCAGAATATAAATCTATTTTACCACCATAACCTAGTGTATGACAGAATGATCCTTCTGCTACCCAAGTTTCATTAGGATATAATTCATCTAATAATTTTCTAACCGCTAGATATGGTTTGGTTTCTCGTTTACCTTGAAAGCCTTGTTCTATTTGTGCATGTATAATTGTACCGATCTCAGCAGCTTTCATACCTTGCTCTTTACTATCAGCTTTTACTCTTGATAAGAATTGGTAATCGTTTTCATCTTCTAAGCGTTCTAATGTTAAAGCTGCACTGATACCTTGATCTATCTTCCAGTTCTCAAGTCCAGGTTTAGCTGCAACACCTATGATACCTGTAACTGATGGTACATAAAATAATTTTCTTGCATCTCGTAATGTGGTTGGTCTGAGCTTACCGTTCTTACCTAAGATTTCATACTGCGGATTACCTTTGTAATCATACCAATGACCTGACTCCGCTAAATGTTCTGTTTTGTGATTGCTCATTTATACTCTTTCTATTATATTATATAATATTATATAAAACATCTTATCTATATTGAATAAAATTATATAATATAATATAATCTCGTTGATTTAAAAAATTATGTCAAGTAAAAAATTACAATCACTTTTGCAAGAAATCACTAAAAAGAAGTCATTGGCTTACAATGTATATCGCAAAAAGTCTACAACGCAACACTGGACTCAAAAATTGATAGCTGACATGAAAACTCGGCTACCTGACGATCAATATTTAATATGGTTAAAAAAATTCAATGAGCAACTTGGAAAAGGAAGATCGTAGAGTATACGAGCCACGACTGCACAACCCAAAAACTGACAGGGTTATCATTTATAACGATAGAGAAAGCGAAATAGCTTATTTATCTAGTAAACGCATACTGACCTATTTGGAAGTCCAAGCTGCGGATATATACCGTAGATTGTGGGAAACCATAGAATTAAAATCTAGGGGTGATAGTACATCTTTGGAAGCCTATGGATGCCGAATACAACAAAGTAAAGGTAAAGATAGTGGCGATATACGTTTAGTGGCTTTAGATAAGATGAATTACATAAATTCAGTGATTGGCGAGAAAAATGCAGACGCTTTGCAACATATTTGTGGCATGGGGTACACAATTAAGCAATATTCGAGAAAAATAGGGGTATCGTCAAGGAAAGCATCAAGTAGGCTTAAACAGGCCTTAAATGAAGCATTTTACCCATTAGGCCTACGAGATAACCCTGCAACTATAAGAAATGGCAAAAAGACGTAAAAAAATAGATTATAGTAAGTTTGCTCTTGCTAAATCTGTACCAATTAGATCCCCTAAACATCTTGCTTATGTAAGGACTTTCCCTTGCTGTGAGTGTCGTGAAACTGAAGATATACAAGCTCACCATTTGACCATAATTAAGGGTAATGGCGGTATGTCTAGGAAAACAGACGATAACTATGTCGTGCCTTTATGTGCTATTTGTCACCATTATTTGCATTGGCTTGGTGAACGTAGCTTTTGGATAGAAAGAAAGCTCGAACCAACGATATATGCAGCCTTATTATGGGATAGTTTTCAGAAAACGCAGGGCAAGAGAGTATAAAAAACTTACCCTGCTAGGCTGAGATCATAAGCCTTACAATCTTTTACCTACAATTTAGCTAAAAATCAATATGAAAAGTAAAGAAATTGTCGGCTTATGTCGGCATTGTGGATTGCCTGTGCATAGATCAAAGAAATTTACCCTTGATTGCTTTTGGCCAATGAGTTTTTACCATATAAAGTGCTTCAAGGCGATCTTAACACAAAATAAAGTGCTAACTAGTATTGCATCTAGCGACACTTTAAGTTAATTTTTACATATAATGGCAAAATTGAATCCAAAAGCCAGTCAATCTCGTTTAGAATCAGATGAATACCTTGACCAAGTTAGCCTTGAAGAATTAACAGAATTCTTTTTTGAAACTGAGGTATTAAAAGCCTTTGGAAAACAAGGAAAAAAGGTAGCTCGTGCTATGGCTAGTTATTTTATAGCTCGCAACTTTCTCGATTTGGTAGTTAATGAAGAATTTACCAAAAATGCTAAAACTATATTTCATTTAGACGATGAAACATTTGAAACGATACATTAATGATATTTCCAATGGTAAATGTAGTTTGGCTCGATACGAATGAGTGTAGTTTATCAGTTTGGCAATCAAAACAAGATTTATTAGAAGCTGAACCATGTACTATAGATAGTTTAGGCTATTTAATCACCGAGAACGATAAATTTGTCACTATTTCTGCTGATAAAGACCATGAAAACGAAGATGATTTATTTGGCAGGTCACAGGTTATTCCAAAAGGGGTAATACTTGAAATTCAATACTTGCAAGTACGACCCTCTGGCAACGCTGAGTACACACAATAACTTCCCTACCATTACCGTCATAATGATAAGAAAAATTATTGTAGTGTCTAGGGTTAAACTTTCTTTTGCAGCAATCACAAATTAATTGTGGCATTTTAATCACGCCAAAATGAAACTGTAGGTTTTTTTAGTTTCTCTGCTGTGCATAAGTTTTTAATACCCTCAATTAATTTTACATATTGACTAAATGAGCCACCATTATCAATATTATTTTGTGCATGTTCTATCATTTGTAGTATGTCTTTTGCTAGTTCGTTATTCATTTTGATCTCCTTTAAAAAAATATAAGTGACTTAAAATATGACAAATTACGTCTACAGTCCAACCATTTCCTAACATTTTGTATTTTTGTGAATTGCTAACTCCATCGCAATAATTATCTGGAACAGTTTGTAATCTACTACATTCTACAGGGGTTAATTTTCGCCAATAAACATCTTGTGTAGTATCTTTAGTTAAACCTACATTAGTCCGATTTGCAAAAGTAGCTGTTAAAGCATGAGATTTACCTTGTTCTGCAAAAACTCTATCTTGCATATATGGCTGTTTGCCACCTGCTTTTTTACTAGGATTTATTTGATTAGGTTTTGTTTTATCAATCATAACTTTAGGCTCTCTATGACCACCACCCATTGTAGTTAATGTTGGTGATTTACCATTTTCTGAATAGACACGTTTTATAATATCATATCCATTTATATCAGTAGCTATACCAACTTGTTTAGGTTTACCATCATAATCACAAGCTAAATAATCACCTTGTCTACCATTTTTGACATATTCCATAGCTGATAAATTACTTGCTTTAGGTTTTGATTCATCAATTAAACATTTATCTTTTTTATTTTTCATTTGTCTATTAACAAATTTATCTGACATTTTTGTTATTTCATTTGGGTTTGTTTCTAATATATCTTTTAAAACTATACCTTTGTCTTTAGGTTGTAAAATTCCTGGTATATTAGTCCAATAATATCTTTGTCTGTTTTGTGCTGACACTAAAGCACTATTAATAAGTATTGGTTCAACACCTAAATGTTCAGTAATAATATCTAAATATTCTTTTTTCATTCTAACATTTTCGAGTAAAAAGTATTTAGGTTTTAACTCTTTTAATAATCTTACAAATTCAAAAAACAATTTTGATCGAGGATCATCAAAAGCTAATTGACTTCCTGCAAAACTAAAACCCTGACAAGGTGATCCGCCCATCAATAAATCTATTTTTGGAAGCTCCGCAGCCTTAATGGCTGTAACATCACCAATATGGATAGTATTAGGATAGTTTTTTTTTGTTATTTGTATTGCATATTTATCAATTTCAGACGCAAAATATTTATCATACTTTACGCCTAATCTATTTAATGCAATTTGACCGCAAGACATGCCGTCAAATAAAGATAATACATTCATTTAATGTTCCATTATAAAATATCTATCAGATAAAGGTTTTGCAAGTCCTCTAGCTTCTAGTAAGTATTTGTTATGTGCCGTATTAAGCAAGTTTATTAAGGTTCTAACCTCTGTTTTATCTAAACTTGTAAATATAAATTTAGTATTGCCTTCTGAACAAATACTATATTCTATCATACCGCCCTCACTCATTGTTTGCCTCGCTTTCT